ATTTATGTCAGTAAAGGACGCAGAAAAGAAATTTCCTTACATGATAAAATACATGAAGAATTCTGAGTTTTTAAAAATAAACAAACAAAAGCTAACTGATAAAAATTTAATGACGGTTGCTATGACAATGGAAAACGATTAATATGAAAACTTTTAAGGAGCAATCTAATCTTGACGAAGCACCATTAGTAATGAACGATATGGAAATGGCTGATGCTCTTTATACTAAAATCAAAGACGATATGTTTAAGTTTAAAAGGTCAAAAAAACATGAGAAAATATGGCCATATCTTCAAACATTAGCAAAAATGGCTGGTTATGGAATTACTAAAAAGGGTCAATCTGGTGATAAAACATTCAGATATGATTTAAAAAAATAATGGAAAATTTTTACGAATATTACAAAAAATGTTGTGACGAATGCAACGAAGAAGTAGTAGTTGAACAATCAGAGTATCAAGGAAGAAAGGTTAAACTTAATGATCCTATGAGATCAGACGACGGAAAAGCCAAATTTCATGTATACGTTAAAAATGAAAAAGGTAATGTAATAAAATTAAGATTTGGTGATCCTAATATGGATATAAAACGAGATGATCCTGCAAGAAGACGATCTTTCAGAGCAAGATTTAATTGTGATAATCCTGGACCTAAGTGGAAAGCGAGATATTGGTCTTGTTATCAATGGCGAGCAAACGCGAAGGTGGAAAACTGATGGTAAATAAAACAACCCGTGGAATGACACAAGACGACATTGCACAAGTAAAGAGAGATCATATGAATCAGTCTGATAGATTGGATAGAATCGAAGAAAAAATTGATCGAATGTCCGAGGCGATAATATCGTTAGCTCGAGCAGAAGAGAAAATAACTACGTTAACATCTTTTAGTAAACAACAAAATGAAATGATCATTGAGCTTACAAGAAGAATGGAAAAATTAGAAGGTACAGTCACACAAAACGCTGTTGTAGTGAATGTTATTAACAAAGTATTTTGGATTATAATGGTTGCATCTGCAACTGCTATAACTGGAATGCTAGTAATGCAATAAACAGGGAGAAAACTATGAAATTGCAAGATAAAGAAACTCTAAACGTTGCAGCGGCAGTCAAAGACGTATTAGAAGGTAAAAAGCCTGCGGTAAAGGAAGAGCCAAAATATCCTCATAAGATGTATCATCCTGAAACCGGCGAAGAAGAAACTGCCAACAACGAAGAAGAGCATAAAGCTTTATCTGCTAAAGGTTATACCCATGAGAAGAAAGAATCTCCTGAAGAGCCTAAAGCTAAAGGTGAAAAAGACTTTAAAGATAAGCATGTTGTTAAGAAATCAGGTATGAATACTGATGGTTCTAATGTTAAAGAAGAGGCCGAAGAAGTTGAAGAAGGCCTTAGTGCTTCTGATATGAAAAAAGCAATGAAAATCATTAATGATCCTAAAACTAAAGGCGGTAATTATACGCAAGCTATGAAGGATCTAGAGAAATGGAAGAAAGGATCAACAAAAGATCCTAAAGTTGCTGCTGCTTTAAAAGCTGCTCATGAATCTAAAGAAGAGGTTGAAGAAGTTAAAGAAGAAACTAAAGAAGAAGTTTCTGATAAGCAAAAGAAGTATCAAGCTTTCTTTCAAAAAGCATTAAAGAAATTTGGTGTTAAATCTCCAGCAGAATTAGACGGAGAGAAAAAGAAAGAATTCTTTGACTACGTAGATAAGAACTACGAAGCTGATAACGAAGAAGATGCAGAAGAAGAAGTAGTAGAAACAACGATTACTATTTCTCCTACTGAAATCAATAAGCTTACTTCAATGAGCGAAAAAAAAGTCACACTTGACATTGATTGGATAGGTGATCCTAAATTCACAAAAGATACTGAGAAAAAGTTTAAACTTAAATTTAAAGTTAATTCTCGTCAAGGTACTGCTGATGTCACCGGTGATAATAAGCAAATATTAAAAATGCTTACAGATCCTGATGTTTATGGATGGGACAAATCTGATGCATTAGATGTATGGCCGGAGCTTAAGTAATGAAATCCTTTAATGAAATTCGGCCACTAAACGAAGATCAATTTGATAAATCAAAAGGCGCTTTCATAGGTAACATTGAAAAGTCAGTTAAACAGATCGAACTTTGGATTAAACAAATTGAAAAAATGGATAAACAAGGTGAAAATGCTGGTCAAATGAAAAAAGATGTATCAGTATTAAAAAAGGATTTGGAAAAATTTAAAATGCGATTGTCAATGTTGGCAGTGCTACTTTAGGGGAACAAAATGAAAAATTATAAAGATATTAGAGAAGCATCTCTAGCTATCGCAACAGATTTGGATGAATATCCAGTCACAAAACAAGCTAAAAAGTTTAAGCTTAAAGCTAAAGAAGAACCTGGTAAAGGTGATAATATGTATGGTCCTGATAAAGTTACTCTTACGGGTAGCGAAAGAGATATTATTAAGTATGCTGATGAATATCTTGGTTGGGACGGTAGTAGCTTTAGAGAGCTCAAAAAGGAGCTAGGATTATAGTTTTATCTTATATAAGTAGTACTGTATACTAATTAATATATAGGAACATTATGAAGATATTTGATAAATTGACGGCCAGGAATTTCGAATTATTTGCGGCTCAACATTATAATAATCCCGAAGCTACTGATGTAGAAGAGTTTAAAGAAGATCTAAGTCGTTTTAAATATTTAAAGAGACTTTTAAAACGATACGAAATGGCAGGAGATCTTCAAGAGCGACTGATACTTAATCATCTCATTGTTATATACAATGTATTTGGTATAGAAGCTGCTGATAGAATGATTTGGTTTAAAATAAATGAAGAACATTATTCGTATATTAAACCATTTTTAATCTTCTTAAATTATTTAAAGGAAGATGATAAAGTAGAAATCGGCATTAACGCTGAGATAGTAGAGAAACTAAGAAAGATATGAGAACAGAATATATCGTAAATGAAGGAGTTTTAAGCAGAGCAGCCGATACTGTTTATGCTTTTCGTTTCGTACGTTTGTTAGTTACAAAATGGGAAAAGACTCAAGCTTATAAATTAGGCATTCTAGATAATAGCGGAAAAGTTTTAAAAAAACCTGAAACAACCGCAGAAAAAGCATCATATACTTATTTTCATAGATTAGTTTTTAATATCAAAAGATTGGTACAAAAAATACCATTCGGAAAATCGGCATTAGCTTCTTGGGCCACGGCGTTATTTCTTTTAAAAGAACATGCAAAATTAACTGATAAAGAGCTTGAAGAAGCTATGGATAGTGTAGTTGATTTTGATTTTGATAACCTAAAAGAAAACACAGATTCATGGATTCAATCACAAGGTAGATTAAGTCCAGGTGCATATACATTAATTAATGATATTATGCATCCAAAAACTGCTGAATTTATTGGAACAGCAGGAACACAAGTTGTAGCAGAAGAGTTTATTGAACCTTCTGGATTTGTATTTGCAACACCTATATACGAGGTTACACATACATTAACAAAGCAAAAATTATATATATCTATTGGAGACATAAAAAGATGAAAATAGAAACGTTTAAAAAATGGGAATTAGCAGCCCACTGTCAAGAGGATGCTGCTGCCAATTCAGTAGCCTCTGGCGGAGTTTCTATGCCAGCAGATGCAATGGGTAAAAAAGCCCAAAAGAAAAGATTAAAGCCACAATACGACGGTAGAACTCGAGCGGGAAGAAAGTTTGTTGAAAGAATGAACTTAAGAAAAGCTGCAAGAGAAGCAAAGAAAGCTGCTGCAGCTCAGAAAGAGTAATGCAATTCTTTCGTAATGTTAAAGATCTAATCGTTAAATTTTGGCGATGGATATTAAGTTGGTTCGAAAACCACCAATATCTTTATGTATCTCATAATCAATATAATTCTGAAGGTGAGATCATAGACGTACTTGAAAAGAAATTTGAAGTACGTAAATTTTATAAGCAAACTCAAAAGCATATGAAATTTAAAACAATGGAAGGCCATGTTGTTGAACTTAAAACTGCAACACCCATGGATTATATGACGGAGACTATAGACTAATGCAACAAATATTGATAGGAATTATATTAGTTTTAGGTTTAGGCGGTTATTGGTTATACAACGAAAACCAAACACTAGCTGCAAATAACCTAGCGCTAGAAGGTGCAGTTGAAGAGCAGAAAGCTGCATTCAATGCAATGAAAGAATCTTTCGAGAAACAAGGGCAAGCCTTGCAGAATATGTCTCGAAAAAATGCAGAAATAGAAGCAGAAAAAGCCGAGTATTTGGCCATATTTGCTAGACATAATTTAGATATGTTGGCCATTAAAAAACCTGGTCTTATTCAAAACAGGTTTAATAATGCTAGTCAACTAGTGATGGAGGGATTAGAGGATGACACTGAGAAACTTTACAGTATTGACACTCCTAATAGCGATAACTAGTGGTTGTTCGCTAATACCAAGTAAAAAGGTTGAGATCATATCAAAGCCTATTGAAATAGAAATAATGCAACCCGCTCTACCTAGAGCAGTTGACTTAACAGCACCAAAATGGTACGTAGTATCAGAAGCTAAAATAGCAAATCCATGTGTAGCTACAATTTCCTTTGAGCCTAAGAAGTTTGACGAAAAGGGTGTAGAGAAACTAAAAAGACCTAAAACATGTGCAAAAGAAGATACAGAAAATCCTGATTGGCCAGATGGATATACGTATTTAGATAGATTTCTAGATGAAATGAAAGAACAAAATAACGGAGAGATTGTTTTCGTTGCTACTACGATTGGTGATTATAAAGTAATGGCAGAAGATATGCAAGAACTTAAAAGGTATATCAAACAATTAGGCGAAGTAGTAATATACTATCGTGACGTAACAATGACTGACGGCCAAAAAGGCGCAGCAGTTGGAATTAAGGTGAATAAAAATGAAAACAACTAGAATGAAAGATGACAGATCTCAAATGGAGAGGGCTTTAATTGCAGCTAAATTGTCAGCAATTGCATATAAAAACGAAAAACCTGCAATAACTGCAGCTAAAAAGTTAGGTTTTGCTTGGGTACAATTAATCTCCAAAGGTGGAGCAGAAGTATTAATAGCTAAAGATCGTAATGATCTTTGGTTTGCATTTAGAGGTACTGAACCTTCAAAATTAAATGATGTTATGGCCGATCTTAAACTTGCAAAGCAAGCAGCTGTAGCAGGTGGAAAAGTTCATTCTGGATTCCAAGAAGAAGTGAATGATTTATGGATGGACATTTTAAAAGAATTAGAACACAATGCACAATTAAAAGTTAAAAAAGATGTGTATATGACAGGTCATTCTTTAGGAGCTGCAATGGCAACAATCGCCGCAACTCGATACGAACCTGTAGAATTATTTACTTTTGGATCTCCAAGAGTAGGTGGACCTAAATTCATTAGGAATATTAATTGTCCACACCTTAGATTTATGAACAACAACGATATCGTCTGTAGAATCCCACCTGCATGGTTAGGATTTAGACACCATGGGGAAATGATCTATTTTAATAAAGATGGTAATCAACAAGCTAAACCCACATGGGGCGATTTATTTTATGGTATACTAAACTCATGGAAAAGATTTAAATTCTTTGATGGTATAGTAGATCATGGAATGCCAAATTATGTTAAAGCAATTACTAAAGCTTCGAAAGAGCAGTAATGTATTGGTTAACTATATTAGCGCTTAAATCTATACTTTCCTCAGTGATTGGTAGTACCTTTTATGTTTGGTTCCAAGATACTAAAATCGGTATTTGGTTTCAAAAAAAGGTTGATCAATTCATGGAACATTTTGCTGAAAAATATGATATTGAAGTAGCTAAAAAGGATTCTAAATTTAGAAGCCTATATCCTTTACAAGCCGACAGATTAGACAAAGTAGAAAAATTGGCTCATCCAAAATGTGGATTAGAGGCCTTTGATGGATACGATGAACTAATAAAAAGGATAGATAAATTAGAAAAGAAAATAAAATAAGCATGTACATTTATCCACAATTGTGGTATAATGGACCTTATATAATGATTGGAATAAATAATGCAAATAAATGTCACGAAACGAGATGGCAGTTTACAAGAATTTGATCTCGACAAAATACATAAAGTTTTAGAATGGGCCACTGATGGATTGACAGGCGTTTCTATATCCGAAATAGAATTAAAATCTAATATACAATTATATGATAAAATTCCAGCTTATGATATGCATGAGCTACTTATTAAATCTGCATCAGAATTAATATCAGAACATACCCCAAATTATCAGTTTGTAGCAGCAAGATTAATCAACTATAAAATTCGAAAGGAAGTTTATGGAGGATATGATCCATGTTGCTTACAAGATCTTATTAATATTAATATCGAAAATAAAGTATATGATGAACAAGTATTACTAAGATACACAAAAGAAGAACTAAAAGTTGCCAATGGATATATAAAACATGACAGAGATTTTACCTTTACTTATGCAGGAATGGAACAATTCAGAGGTAAATATTTAGTTCAAGATCGATCTACAGGTGAAGTATACGAAACACCACAAATGCTATATATGATGATAGCATTAACATTATTTGAAAATACTCCCAATACATCAGAAAATGGTATTAATTGGGACAGAATGAAATGGGTAAAAGAATTTTATGACGCAATCTCACAATTTTACATATCATTACCGACTCCAATTATGGCTGGTGTCAGGACCCCAACTCGACAGTTCAGTAGTTGTGTTCTTATTGAATCCGGCGACAGTCTCGATTCTATTAACGCTACTTCAACTTCTATTGTCAAATATATAAGCAAAAAAGCAGGTATTGGCATTGGAGCTGGAGGAATCAGAGGAATAGGAGCTCGAATAGGAGACGGTTCAGTAGTACATACTGGATTAATTCCATTCTTAAAATATTTCCAAGCTGCAGTAAAATCATGCTCACAAGGCGGAGTAAGAGGTGGAGCTGCAACAGTGTATCTACCATTATGGCATTATGAATTTGAAGATCTTGTTGTATTAAAAAACAATAAAGGTGTTGATGAAACTCGTGTAAGACATATGGATTATGCATTTCAATTTAATAAATTGATGTATGAACGTTTACTCGAAGGTGGTAACATTACTTTCTTTGATCCAAATGATGTTCCAGGTTTATACGATGCATTCTTTAATGATCAAAGAGAATTTAAAAAGCTCTATGAAAAATATGAAAGAGCATATTCGATAAGAAAGAAAACATTACCAGCACTTGAAGTATTTCAAGCTTTTATTACTGAAAGAAAAGATACCGGTAGAATTTATGCAATGAATGTTGATCATGCAAATGATCATGGAGCATTTATTGAATCTGAAGCACCAATTAAAATGTCAAATTTATGTTGTGAAATTGATTTACCAACAACTCCATTAGAATCACATGATGATCCAAACGGAGAAATATCATTGTGTACATTAAGTGCTATTAACTGGGGATTAATTAATGATCCAAAAGATTTTGAGAAATATTGTACTCTTGCAGTAAGAGCATTAGATAACTTATTACAATATCAAGATTATCCTGTAAAAGCTGCATATCATGGAACTATGAATCGTAGACCTTTAGGTGTAGGAATTATTAATCTTGCATATTTCCTTGCGAAAAGAGGTCTTAAGTATGATGAATCTGCATTTGAAACTGTAGACGAGTATGCAGAAGCATGGTCGTATTATCTAATTAAAGCATCTGCAGATTTGGCTAAAGAAAAAGCTCCATGTAGTAAAAATAAAGAGACAAAATATGCCCGCGGGATTCTTCCAATTGATACATATAAGAGTGCAGTAGATAATTTAGTGGAGTCAAAAGAGCGTATGCCATGGGACGATTTAAGAGATCAACTCAAAGAAACTGGTATTCGAAACTCAACTCTAATGGCATTAATGCCTGCGGAAACATCTGCACAAATTAGTAATAGTACAAATGGTATTGAACCTCCACGAGCTTTAGTATCATACAAACAATCAAAGGACGGAGTTATGGCTCAAGTCGTTCCAGGCATTGTTCAACTGAAAAATAAATATGATCTTCTTTGGGACCAAAAATCACCAGAAGGTTACTTAAAAATATGTGCTATTTTACAGAAGTATATTGACCAAGGAATTAGTGTTAATACTTCGTACAATCCCGAACATTATGAAGAAAATAAATTGCCAATGTCAGTTATGATTGGTGATTTGTTAACTGCTTATAAGTTCGGACTTAAACAACTATATTACTTTAACACATATGATGGTGCTGGAGAACATATAGAAGAACTTCCAGAATTGGAACAAACCCTTAACGACGATGAAGATTGCGAGAGTTGTATTATATGATACTAAAAAAGAATAAAAAATCACATTTAACCAAAAACATGTTTTTGGATGAAGAAGTAGATATTCAAAGATTCGATATTTTGAAATACCCACAGTTAGATAAAATTACAGAAAAACAATTAGGATTCTTTTGGAGACCAGAAGAAGTAGATATCTCTAAAGATAAAAAAGACTTTGAGAGCTTAAGTCCTCATGAACAACATATTTTTACAAGTAATCTTAAAAGGCAAATATTATTGGACTCGGTTCAAGGAAGAGCACCGAATTTGGCATTTTTACCAATTGCTTCTTTACCAGAAGTAGAGAATTGGATTGAGACATGGTCATTCTTTGAAACTATCCACTCTCGATCTTATACACATATTATTCGTAATGTTTATCCAGATCCTTCTGTTGTGTTTGACGGTATGTTAGACATTAAAGAAATATTAGATTGCGGAAAAGATATAGCACAATATTATGATGATTTGATGGATGCAAATGCTGGTCCTACAAATGTACATGATCATAAGAAAGCATTATGGATGGCAATGTTAAGCGCTAATGCATTAGAAGGTGTACGTTTTTATGTTTCGTTTGCATGCAGTTGGGCTTTTGCTGAACTTAAAAAAATGGAAGGTAATGCAAAGATTATTAAGTTTATTGCAAGAGATGAAAATACTCACCTTGCAGGAACAACTACGATTCTTAAAAAAATGCAACAAGAAGATAAAGATTTCGTTAAGATTGCAAAAGAAATGGAAAATGAATCTGTTAAATTATATGTAGATGTTATCGAACAAGAAAAACAATGGGCAAAATATCTATTTCAAGATGGATCAATGATAGGTTTAAACGAAAAACTATTAGGTGATTATGTTGAATGGATAGGTTGTAAACGTATGAGAGCACTAGGAATGCAATGTCCTTATAGTGTTAGTCAACAAAATCCATTGCCTTGGACAGAAAAATGGATCGGTGGTGGAAATGTACAAGTTGCTCCTCAAGAGACAGAAATTACATCATACATTACCGGCGGAGTTAAACAAGACGTTGATACAGACACTTTATCTAAATTTGAATTGTGATAGAGGAAATAACTAAAGTACATCCTATGAGGCAAGTCTTTTGGGCTTCCGTAATTCAAGTTTGTGTTTTAGCTTTTATGGGATTATCAATGTACTTAATAGGATTATTCACATGAATATAGAAATTTATAGTAAAGATCATTGTCCGTTTTGTGATAAAGCAGTACACAAAGCTCAAGCTATGATGCAAGAAAATACCAAAATTAAAACTGCAGTATATAAACTAAACGAAGATTTTTCAAGAGAAGAGTTATTTGAAAAATTCCCAACCGCAAGAACTTTTCCTCAGATATCAATAGATGGAGAAGGTATTGGAGGATGGGTAGAATTTGAAAAAATCTAATGTCCATTAAAATAATAGAGTGTGATTATTGTTATAATCAAAGTACGATAGAATATAAATCTGATGAAGATGAACCATTAACGCCAACATATTGTCCATTTTGTGGACAAAGAGATATTGACTTTGATGAAATAAATGATGATATAGATTACTATAGGGATGATGACGATTGAGTTTGCAACAAATTGACAGATGTGGAGATTGTCATTCTTGTTGCAAATCATTTGGATTCCTTGATGAAAATAAAATTGTAATAAAGAGTTTAGATATTCATTATGAATGGGGTAGATGTAATAAGCTTGCTGATAATAATCGATGTACCATATATGATGATAGACCAAAAACATGTTCTAAATTTAAATGCTTGTATATAGAATCTGATTTACCTAAAAAGTATTTACCTAAAAATATAGGTTTTGTTACACAGCTTAAACGAGATAAAAATGGTCCTTTTTTAACTGTTGTTCCGCACGAATCTAAAAAAACAAATGTAGATCCTAGAGATTTTTGGAATAATAATTATAAAAACATTCTTGTAATGAAAGAAACCGCAGAGAAAATGTGGTCAATAGATATACCTTCTATTAAAATAGCATGTGCAAGAGATGAAATTACAATCAAAAAGGCAATCAATTAACTCATATAAATAAATATATGAGCGAATGGTATTATAAAGGTAAATTATGGGAAAGGCCGCAAGACGACTTATTCAATCCAGAAGAAATGTATGGTTTTGTATACATGATAACAAACCTACAGAATCAAAGGAAATACATTGGAAAGAAGTTCTTTTGGAAATCCAAAACACTTCCCATCACAAAAACACGAAAACGAAGAAAGAAACTTAAAGTAGAATCTGACTGGAGAGATTATTATGGGTCTAGTAGACACCTTACGGAAGACGTGGAAAAAATGGGTATTGAGAATTTCTATCGCGAAATTTTGGTATTCTGTAAGACTAAGGGCGAGTGTGCATACATGGAAACAAAACTTCAATTCGAACACGACGTATTATTATCAGATGATTATTATAATGGTATTGTCAATTGTCGTATTGGGTCTAATTCTGTTAAGCATTTAATTAAATAAAGCATGTACAAACATTAGAAAGTATGGTATAATATACCAAATGCAGAAAAAAAGTAACATAATTCAATTCCCAGATCGTATGTCTGAAAATATGACAGAACGAGTATTGGAACGAAAAAATCTACAAGAAGACTCAATTGAGTTAGCTAGATTTGCAATGCATATTATACAAGAAACAATCGAACAACAAGATTGGAGTCCTTTATCAGATAACATGGATATACAAAATCCTGATAGTGATACTTATAAAGACTTATATGTTATACTAAATATGTTAGTTGCAACGTTTATGAGATCTGCAGAGATTGATCATGTATTACAAGATGATTTGGCAACGGTGTATGGTAAATTAAAAGTACTCGAATATGCTGATCAAAAAAATATAGATCTTTCTGACATATTTAACGAACCTGAGGATGATCCAAATGATTTTGCTTGATTATAGCCAAATAGCACTAAGTAATATAATAGTGCAAAAAGTAGATAGCGAAGAGCTAATACGACATATGATACTAAACAGTATTCGTATGTATAATAAAAAATATCGTGATGAATATGGCCAAATGGTTATATGCACAGATGGTTTTAATACGTGGAGAAAAGAATATTTCCCACAATATAAAGCTGCACGAAAGAAAAACAGAACAGAATCCAACTTAGATTGGAATGAAATATTTAGAGTATTAAATCAAATCAGAGAAGATTTAGCAAATCATTTTCCATATAAAGTAGTACATATGGAAGGTTGTGAAGCAGATGATGTTATAGGTGCACTTACAATAGACTCACAAGAGTTTGGTAAAAATGAACCAATCATGATTATATCTTCTGATAAAGATTTTATACAATTACAAAGATATTCGAACGTAAAACAGTTTTCTCCAATACAAAAGAAAGCGGTTTCCGATCCAAACCCACGCAAATATCTCTTTGAACATATATTAAAAGGAGATAAAGGTGATGGTATACCTAATATATTATCTGGTGATAATACCTTTGTGGACGAAATTAGGCAATCTCCTATGACAGCAAAGAAGATTGAACATTTTGCACACAATGCCGATAAATTAGACGAAGTAATGACCACAGAAGAATTTAGAAACTTTCAAAGAAATAAAACTTTGATAGATTTGCACGATATTCCTTCAGATAGGTTTCAAAGTATTATAGATAATTATAACAACCAAAAACCAGCAATGCGTATGAAGGTTTTAAATTATTTAGTTAAAAACAGATGTAATAATTTGATTGAATCAGTGGAGGAATTTTACAATGGCTAAAAAGAAAATGATCTCAGAAATTCTTGAGGGAGCAGCTAAGCTCGATTCTCAAGAAGCTAGAAGAGAATATCTAAAAGACAACTATTCGGTTGCACTAATCACAATTTTAAAGGGCGGATTTGATGATTCTGTACAGTGGAATTTACCTAAAGGTGAACCACCATACAAGCAAGATGACGCTCCAAAAGGATTTGAACCAAACAATTTGTATAAATTACAACCTAGGTTTGGCAAATATTTCATGAAAGGCGGAAGAGGCGATAAGCTTACTTCTGTCAAACGTGAAAGTATGTTCATTGAAGTATTAGAATCTCTTCATAAAAATGAAGCGGAACTAGTATTGGCAATGAAAGATAAGAAACTTACTGGAAGATATAAAGGAGTAACGCTTAAGTTAGTACAAGATACATTTCCAGATCTTATCAAAACGGTTACAGCACCTGAAGTGAAAGAACAGGCAGCTGTAGAAAAATAAAATATCTCTAAGGAGGTGATCACCAATAATATATGATTTGTTTTTTAACTTATTTTATAGAAGGAGGATTACTAACAAAAAACTTTGGTTGTCCCAGATCTGCAGATCTGGGATAATCTTTTAGAGATAAGCATGTACTTTATTATGAAAGTGTGGTATAATAGGCCCTATGAATATATTTATTTTAGATAATGATCCCGTGATAGCAGCCCAAATGCAATGTGATAAACATGTTGTCAAAATGGTAGTCGAATCAGCACAAATGCTTTCAACTGTGCATCGTATGGTTGATGGCACAATGGAACGTAGACCTTCAAAGTCTGGTTCTATGTTACAATACTTTTACTTAGAAGATGAAAGAGAAGATTTGCTATACAAAGCATGTCATTTCAACCATCCTTCTACAGTATGGACACGAGAATCTATGCATAATTACAGGTGGCATTACGTACATTTTGCTGCTCTATGCGACGAATATACGTATAGATATGGTAAAGTGCATAGCACAGATAGTAAGCTTAGAAAAGCTTTATCGAAATTGCCTCACAATATACCTGTTAAAAAAATGACTCCATTCAAATTAGCAATGGCTTCATTTCCACAATGTATAACTGAAGATGCAGTAGAATCATATAGAAATTTTTATATGACAAAACAAGAACGATTTAAAATGGCGTGGACAAAACGCCCACAACCGGAGTGGTTTAATGCCTCGATATGATTTTAAAGATTTAGAAACAGGTGAAGTAACTGAGTATACTATGAGTTACAAAGATCTTGATAAATTTAAAGAAGAAAATCCTAATTTGCAACAACAAATAGGAGTTCCAAATCACATTACTGGTACTGAAGGTGCAACTCTCAGACAAGCTGGAAGTGGATGGAAAGAAGTCCAAGATAGAATTAAGAGTGGTTTACCTCCACGATTAAAAGGAAATATAAAAACAAAATGATTGAATTAGCACTAAATACCGAAGATTATGGTTTAAAACAAGTTAACCACGAATCAGGTAGATGGTATGAAGATCCAGAAACTAATCGTTATTATAGTATTACAAACGTATTATCTATATTAAGCGAAGAAAGTATTCAGAAATGGAGAGCTCGAGTTGGAGAAGAAGAAGCTAATAGAATATCACGTCAAGCTTCAGGCAAAGGTACAGAAGTTCATGATATGATTGAAGCTTTTGTTTTAGGAGAAATTAAAGAAACAAAGAATCTTTTAGCATTACAAAATTTTAAAGAAATTAAACCTATTATTGAAGATAAATTATCAAAGGTTTATGCAACAGAAAAACGAATGTTTTCATCACATTTAGGAGTAGCTGGTACAGTAGATTGTGTTGGTGAATGGGAAGGTAAAACTTCTATTATAGATTGGAAAACATCTAAAAAGTTTAAGAAAAAAGAATGGATTCACTCTTACTTTATGCAAGCAGCAGCATATGCTATTATGTGGGAAGAAAGAACTGGACAACCAATTACGCAATTAGTTATTTGTATTGCGGGTGATACAGGACCTCAGGTGTTTATTGAACATCGTGATAATTGGACACGCGGGTTAATCAAAGTGATTAACGAATTTAAACGAAGAAAATTATTTGGGAGATAAAATGAGAAATATATTAATTGATGCACTAAAAGCACATTACAAAGGTATTATTAAAACTTCTCAAGCAAATGTAGAAATCTATTTACAAAACTCAGTAGGAGTTGGAGAACATCCAAATGTTATTGAAACTATTGATCTAGAGATTACTAAAATTGCTGAAGCAGAAGATAAATTACATACGCTTGAGAGTTATTTCGTTCTAAAAGATTTACGTATATAAATAGATCTATGAAAAGAGAACTCATAGAATATATCATCGAGGCAGCCGCTGGAAAGGGGCTTACTATTTTTGATATTGATGAAACTCTCTTTCATACTAAAGCAAAAATAGGTGTATTACGTAACGGTAAGATAATTAAACAGTTAAATAACGTACAATTTAATACATATAAATTGCAAAAAGGCGAAACATTTGACTTTGGTCAATTTAAGTCTGCTGAGATTTTTTATAAGACATCTACACCAATTGGTAAGATGATTGCAAAAGCAAAAATCATTATAAAAAATGCAACGAAGAAAGGTTCCAAAGTAATCGTTGTTACCGCAAGAGGAGATATGGATGACAGAGATCTATTCATAAAAACTTTTGAAGCACAAGGAATCGACATGAGCAATGTTTATGTCGAAAGGGCAGGAAATATCGGATTAGATAGTTCTGCAAAAAACAAAGAAGTGGTATTTAGAAAATATCTAGATACTGGATTATATACAAGAATAAGATTATTCGATGATGCCATGGAAAATCTATTAGCTTTAACATCACTTAAGGATGAATATCCACATATAACATTTGAAGCATATAGAGTAAACAAAAGTGGCAGCATTTCAACGGTGAAGTGATATGCCCCCTATAAAATTTAAACCATCAGTTACACAAAGATTAAGAGGAGAAGCGAAAGCTACAACTACTAATTATTATATAAAGAATATTTCACAAAATGAATTATTCGATGCTCTCAATGCAAACAATACTACTCCAAAAAGAAAGCAAAAGATACGGAATGAACTTGTGAGGAGAGGAGTTAATATTGTTTATGTCACAAAAGAAGAAGCCTAAAGAATACGCTTGGATGCTAAAACCCATTTCTGATAGATCTAAAGAGATCCGTGAGAAAGGCAGAATTATTGATGCTCGAAGAGCAGGAGTTAAATTATGAATTTCGAAGGTACTTATACGCCTTTAAGGCATGATCTTACAATACAACCAGCAAGTCATGGTTTAGGATTAGTTGCAACCGAAACTATTCCTGCAGGAACTTTTTTAGGTATATCTCACGTATGGGAAATACAACGATCTGAATGGATAAGAACACCATTAGGAGGTTTTGTAAATCACTCAGAAACACCAAATGCATGGATCTATTGGAATCAAGATCATGATCTTGGATGGCAAAGAGAAATGTTCGCTATTAGAAATATCAAAGCTGAGGAAGAAGTCGTAGTTTATTATCAACTACCAGAATATGATGACTGATCAATGGCATGGAGGAAAAGGTTCTAAACGAAGAAAATCTGATGAAAACAAATATGCAGATAATTGGGATAGAATATTTGGAAAGAAAAAACGTGGGGCTGTAGCTCAGTTGGGAGAGCGCGTCCCTTGCACGGATGAGGTCGCAGGTTCGACCCCTGTCAGCTCCACCACCGAAGAAGATTGGGATATGTTACCCGATGTAGAAGATCTAGAAAAAATTGTAGATCGAGAACTTAAAAAACTAGAGGAATGGGAAAATGAAAATAAGACATGATTATGTATTAGTAGCGGAAGCACAAAAAGAAGAGAAAACAGCAGGTGGAATTATTCTATCCGCTGATGCTCAAATAGATAAAGCAGCAAAACCTGGAGTTGTATTAGCATACGGTCCACATGTTGAAGGACTATTTACAGGAGATAGAGTATATGTGCAATGGTCAGAATCTATGCCTATCAACGTAGATGGAAAAGCAGCTGTTTTAATTAAAGATGAATTCGTAAAAGCATATATAAGATCCGAATAGGTATAAATAGAACCATGTACGATTATAACTATATCACAGAAGCCAAAGAAAAGAACATGAAAATGTCTGTAATTATATTGGCTAATTCACTGGACGATGGAACAGCAGCAAAAGTTATGGCTGATGTATGTTCGTTTAATGATATAGAATGCAATTTAATTGATATTGATAAAGCATATTTAGGTGATGCCGATATTGAACTGAGAAAAGTTGATATTCGTAATATCGATGGAGAAGGTAAAAAGGTTACATGTAATATAGATTCAACAATCGTATTTACAAGAGGTGGAGCAATTGCGACTCAGGTAGGACAAGCTTTAGTATCTACATTACAAACCGCGGGATTCTTTATGGTTAATGATCTTGAATCCATGATGTTATGTGATAATAAAATGGCAACTACAATTGCTATGAATAGATCAAATGTTAAAACACCGCGCACAGTTATATTGAACAACGATGAAAGTATCGAATTTGCTCATAAACAAATTGGTAGTAAATTTCCTGTAATTGTTAAAACTTTGACCGGAACGCAAGGTGTAGGTGTAACAAAAGTTGATTCGATGAGTTCTTTAAGGTCTGTATGTCAATCTTTATGGAAGTTTGATGCACAGCTGTTGATGCAAGAATTCTTAGAAATGGAATATGATATCAGAACTCTTGTAGTTGATGGTAAAATATTAGGTGCAGCAAAAAGAATCACGGCTAAAGGTTCTGAATTTAGATCAAATGTTCATCAAGGCGCAGATACGGTTCCTTATATATTAAAGGAAAGGGAAATTGAAATAATTCTTGCAGCTTCACGAGTAAGTGGAGGATATTATGTTGGTGTAGATCATTGTATAGTTGATGGAGAGATTTATATTTTAGAGGTAAATGGATCTCCTGGTGTAAAGTCACATTATAACGCATATGATTTAGATACACAAAAATCTGTAGGTAAAAAATCAGACAATAAATTATTTGATATATTTTTAAAATATTTGTTAGAAGAAAATAATAGAACTAAATTCTTTAGACTTGAAGCAGGTTTTATTGAAACAATTATCCTTGAAGGTATGGAAGATGATCCAATACGAGCTAAACTTGATACCGGCAATGGAACAAATGCATCAATGTTAATGGTTGATGATCTTAAGGTAAAAGATAAAAAAGTATTTTGGAAAAAGAATGGTAAGAAATTTGAATCTGATCTTATTGGTTTATCTAAAGCAAGACATATGGAAACGGTCGATGAAAGACCAGTTATTGAACATACAATAACATTTAATAATAGATCCTATCTAATACATTTAGGATTATCGCTTAAAAATACAGCATCAGAGATGTTGTGTAATAGAGATTTAATAACACTTTTTGGTGTATCTGTAAATCCATCTAAACGATTTGCTTTAACACCATACACGGCAAGAAATGACAACTACGACGTTTAAAATTAAAATGCCACCGAGGCATGAAATCAAAGTGAGAAAGGTAACACCATCTCATACTGTTACTCGCGTGGAAAAAGATAAAACTAAAACTTTGCCGAGAAAAGCTAAGTATAAAGATATAAATACATACGAGGTATAAAATGGCAGATTTAGACAATTTAGATTTTGACTTTGGTTTTACAGCAGTTGATGAACATGAACTCGAAGCTGTACAAACCGTAAGTAAAACCGCTGACACTGCAGCATCAGAATTAGCTGCAGCTGAAGCAAAACTAGGTAAGTTATATAATGCAATATTACCATTGCTCAGTAACTTGAAGAAAAATCCTGAAAAGGAATACATACTTTGGCCAAATAGGACAGAGAAAATTGAACAATTTGAAGATGTTATTGCTAACATCATAAAATGAGGATACCACAAATGGATATTAATAAATTAAGAGAGCAACTAAAAATAGACGAAGGACAGGTCAATGAAATTTATAACGATCATCTTGGCTATGCTACTTTTGGTATCGGTCATTTGGTTATTGATGGTGATCAAGAAAAGGGTCAACCATTGGGCACACCAGTTACCGAACAACGCGTTTATGAAGTTTTTGAGAAGGATGTACAAACGGTAATTGCCGATTGTAAAAAATTGCATGAAGGTTGGGATGGATATCCCGAGGAAGCAAAACAGATCATTGCAAATATGATGTTTAACATGGGTTATACTCGACTTTCTAAATTTAAAAAACACAATACAGCGCTTCAGTGCGGTGATTGGAAAACAGCAGCTGTCGAAGGAAGAGATTCAAGATGGCATAAACAAGTCACAAATAGAGCAGAAAGGCTCATGGTGAGACTTGAAAATATATAAATAGTTATTTAAGAGGAAAACAAAATGGCAGTATTAAGACTATTAGGATCAGAAGCAGGTTTAGCTTCAGCATCTAATGTTGGGTTTGCTAAATTAGTAAGGGTTTTAAACAATAAAACTTCAGTGCAAGTTATTACACAAAAAGCTGCAGGTGGTACTACACTAGCAACTGTGACATTAGCCGCAGGAGAATCAGTTTTAATCGCTAAAGCTCCATCTGATACACTTACCGGAGTAGCTACTTCTTTAGCTGTTTCAGTAGCATTCGCTAACTAAAAATGAATCATGGCCTATTCGCAGAAGGTAATAGACAGATTTAATAATGTATTAAATTCTCCAGAGAAATTCTCTGTAGGCCGATTCGATCCAAAAGAATCCAATGTAGCAACCGGAATGACAGGCGCACCCGCGTGTGGTGATGTCATGAAGCTACAACTGAAATTGAATGACAACGAAGAAATCGTTGATGTTAAATTTAAAACTTATGGATGCGGATCCGCTATCGCATCTTCTTCATTATTCGTTGATATGCTAATGGGTAAAACCATAGAAGAGGCAAAACTTGTTAAAGACAAAGATATTGCCGAAATATTAGAACTTCCGGCTATCAAACTTCATTGTTCTGTATTAGCTGAAGATTCGATTCGTCAGGCAATAAGAAATTGGGAAGATAAAAAAGCCCATAGACAGCACAATGGAGAACCTAATGATCGAGTTGACTAATGAAGCAATTCAACAATTACTCAAACAAACCCAAAATGAGGGGAATGATACTGTCAGAATTGGTTATTATCCTGGCGGTTGCAACGGTTTTAAATATGTTATCGCTTTTGCTGATACAGTCACTGGCGATGATCATATCATAGACTACGGAAAGTTTCTTATAGTAGTAGAAACTGGCCAACTTCACAATTTTACTGGATTAACCTTAGATTACATTACTGAGGGACTCAATTCAGAATTCAAATTCATAAATCCTAATGCAACTGCGTCCTGTGGTTGTGGAGAATCAGTAGCCTTTTAGTAATCTAGAATCGTGCATAGTATAAATAGTACTATGGAAATATTCGAACTTATAATGGAGGTAGGTACTCCTATCGCCGGCTCATTAGTTATGGGCTATTTTATATTTTTGATATTAAAACAGATACTAGGAGGTCTCGTTGACTCAATTAGTACTCTTACTATGTTTACAAAAAGCTTAGAAACAAGAGTTACTACAATGAATAATGAGATTGTAAAAATAGACTTATTGGTAAGTAGTGCTTTAGAATTAACACCGCCAGTAGACAGAGTAGCAAGAGCGTCAAACTTTGTTGAAGACGGTAAAATTGATGCTAGGAGGGATTAATGGAAGTAAGCCAAGATCCTACAATTGTAGCGTTAATAAATGATTATGGGTTCCCAGTCGTTTTGGCTGTGGGTATGGGATATTTCATATATTATGTGTGGAAATTTATTTCAGATGAATTGGAACCTAAAATAGAAGAAATGCATTTTGCATTAATTCGATTAATTGATCAAATACGAATGCTTGATCAAGATATGATTAGATTACAACAAAAAGTAAATGTTGTACTTGAATACAGAGAGCGACAAAAATTCATCGAAGATCTCGAAGAAAAAGAAGCTCTTATGGAGAAAAAAAATGGAAGAAATAAAACCACTAATAAGTCGTAATTCTAAAATAGCCATATGGGCTTTTATAGTTATTTTTTTACTTGGATCCGCTGAAGATATATATGGCGATGAATTAGTACATGAATTTAAAAATCCTTCGTTCAGCGGAGTAGGAACCTCATCTCATTATCTTACAATTGAGAATCAGGAATTTAGTAGAAGACAAGCAATAGCTGAAAAAATAGAGAGTGCATTACAAGCAGCACAAAGAGATGCAGAAAATACAACATTAGCAAAATTTATGCGTAATCTCGAATCGAGAATTTATGCTCAATTATCTAAACAGCTTGTAGAATCATTATTTCAATCATGTACAGCTGAAGCAATAGCTGCAGGAACATGTACAGAAACAACATTTGGTAGTTTTGTCCTAGAAGGAAATACAATTACATATCAAAAAACGATATGTGATGAAAGTCTATGGGCTTGTACTCAGGGTGAACAAGTTATTGTTATGACTATTGTTGCTGAAGATGGAACAGAAACACAAATAGTAATTCCAATTGGCGCTGGATCGACTGGTGGATAAGAAGCTTATATTATTAATAGGAGTCCTTCTTATGCAAGGATGTGCTTCTATTGTCCCGCCAGGAGGATTATCAGCAACAAATTGTAATCCTGCATTAAATTTAGCGTGTGTAGAATCACCAGAAGTTGTTGAGTTACCTACACATGAAGAATTAAGAAATTTACCACCAGCAGAAAAACAAATAGTCGTAGCAGTATACGGATTTCCTGATAAAACAGGACAAAGAAAACAAAAAGGAAATGCTGCAATGTTCAGTACAGCAGTATCACAAGGCGGTGATACAATGCTTATTGACGCATTAAAAAATGCAGGAAAAGGACAATGGTTTAGAGTAGTAGAACGCGTAGGAATAGATCATCTTACAAGAGAACGTCAAATCGTTCGTACTACAAGAGAACAATATGGTGAAAAGGATGAAACTGGGTTAGCCCCGCTTCTTTTCGCAGGGATCATTCTTGAAGGAGGTATCATTGGATTCGATACTAATATCGAGACTGGGGGAATGGGAGCTCGAACTCTTGGTATTGGTTATTCACAACAATACCGAAGAGACATAGTAACTGTTTCATTAAGAGCTGTCAGCACATTGACAGGTGAGATTTTACTAAATGTGCAAACGTCAAAAACCATTTTGTCGATCGCTGATGGCTATGACGTATTTAAATTCGTTGATATGGACACTCAACTTGTAGAAATAGAAGATGGGATGACAGAAAACGAATCGGTGACACGGTCGCTTCGCTCAACAATTGAAGCAGCTGTGTTAGAAATGATATACCAGGGGGAAGAATTAGATTTTTGGAAAATAAATTGGCCAATGAAACAAATCATTGAAAATAAAGTCGAACAGATTATAGACGAAGCTGAAATTATATATACTAAGCCAATAGAAGATCCAGAAAACATTCCGGAAGAAGTTATTACCCCTGAAACAATAGAGGAAATAAGAGGATGAATATTTTTAAAAGATATATCGCATTCGCTCTTTTATTATGCCCCGTAGTTGTGTTCGCTGGAGCCAATGATAACAAAATTCTTTTAGATCAATCTGGAGATACACTAAGGCTATACGTAGACCAAATCGGTTATGGTAATAAGCTTTGTGGAACTATCTCAAGTGCAGATTGTGCTACTGATTGGGTTTTGACTGGTAACACTGTCACAATGGATATAGATATGATAGGTAACTTGAACCAAATCTTTGGTCCAACACTATTTGATTCTACTGATGTTGACTTAAAGTTAACTGGAAATAGTAACATATGGGATTGGAACGTAGGTTATGGTGGAAGTGCTGATTCATCTGTAATGGATGTTGACATAACCGGTTCTTCAAATACTTTCGATATAGATTGGGGTTATACAGCTTCAGCTGAAAGATTGGATTTTGATTTAGATATAACCGGTGGATCAAACGTATGGAACATTGATATTAATGCTGATGATGTAACTTGGAATGTGGATGTTGTAGGAAGTTCAAATAACTTCTTAACAGCACAATCCGATGGTGCAGATAATTCATTAACAATGGAATACATAGGTTCAAATGGAGATATCGATATTATTCAATCATCTGGTACATGCCCAACTGGCGTGAGTGGATGTTATGGAATAATAAACGCGGATTTTGACACAGAGAATGGCATTGTTGACATTAAACAAAAAGATACTGGCGACTAGTCTATTACTGATTAGTTCAACAGCTTTTGCCAATGATGTTGGCAATATAACTGAACACAAGGGCAGTGGTGGAATTACTCGTGAAGGTGAGTCATTTGCCACTGATCTTGGTTTAGGCGTTATTGCAATGGATCATATTGAAACAGTTAATGGTCGATTAAAATTAGATTTTATTGATTCTTCTGTACTTAGATTAACTGAACATACGGAAGTTACATTATACGAATATTATTACAATTCTAAAACCAAAGATGGTGGAATTGGAATGAAAATGGTCAGTGGTACTGCAAGATTTTCTACTGGCAGATTAGGTTTATTACCTAAAGAAAATATAGTAATTGATACTCCAACCGCCACAGTGGGCGTACGTGGGACGGATTTTACGACTTCAGTTGATGAATTGGGAAGAAGTTTAGTAATTCTCCTTCCGGAAACTGAATGTACTATAGATGGTGATTGTTCACCGTCAGGAGAAATTACGGTAACAAATGAGGGCGGTGTAGTAGTCCTTACAGAAGCATATCAAGCCACAATGGTGTCAAGTTATGATACAGCACCAGCACAACCAGTTACGCTTCAAAATATAAATTTAAATATGATTGACAATATGTTTATTGTTAATCCACCAAAAGAAATACAGGATCAACAAGAGGAAACTCAAGCTAATACTGCGGTCAATTCTAATGGCCTACTTGATTTCACTGAGCTCGATACTGATTATCTGGCCGATGATTTTTTAGCAGAAGATGATTTAGAATTCAATGAACTCGATATGGATTTACTTGATGTCGACTTTTTACAAGACATATTGGTTGCTTTAGAAGAAATAAATATTTTAAAAAATAAACAAATTTTATCATCTGCAGGTGGTTCCGGAAATATAGTTGGTACTGCTTTAGGATTTGATAAAAATACACAATATAATACAATAATAGATCAAGGTGCTGGTCAAATTTGGTTTTATAGAGAAGTAAATGGAGTTATATCGGTAAGAATTCCGATAGATTCAAATACAACAGTGGAGAGTGAAAATGAAGGTAAGAAAAATCTTATCAGTGTTGGCGATGGTCAGTCTGTCGTTATCATCATACGTCAAAGCGGATAATACAAACTCAGTTATCATAAGTCAAGTATCAGGTGTATCAACAGATAACTTGAATTTGAATATTGAACAGATAGGTTATAATAATAAAGTCAATCTTTCTATTGCTCACGATAATAACACACTACTCTTTAAACAAGAAGGTAATAATAACAAAATATCTTGGGTTGACTATTGGGGATCAGGATTAGCTTATGGTGGTGATTTAGACGGTTCTGGTAATAATTTACATTTTGAACAAAAGTGTACAAGAGGAGCCGGTAATTGTTCTCAATCAGTTATAGGATTTCATATTAATCATCCAAACAACGTAGTTCGTTGGGGTCAAGGTACAATATTGACAGATATAAATGATACAACTTTTTCAAACGATGGAGATGAAGGTGGTGGCCATAGATTAAATTTAGATATTCATGGAGAAGATAACAAACTAGTAGGTTATCAAAGAAATGGTAGTTTAAATAATTATAACGGACACACAGCTACAATTTATTATTATTCAGATAACAATGAATTTTTTGTTAAACAAGAAACAGATGGTGCTAAGACACTTTCATTGATAACATACAATGACGGAAATACAGGTACAATCACACAATCTGGTAATGGAGCTCATAATGCTACAGTAACTTTGACTGGTACAAATCCCACTACATTTAATTTAACTCAAACTAGTAATACAGCTCAATCATATTCATTAACTCAAAATTGCCAAACATCAGGTGGATGTTCGGTTAGTGTTACACAAAACTAATGTCAAATTGGATTTTTAATAAACTCGCCCCGTATGCTATAAGATTTAGAGAATGGTCTAAAGGAAAAACGTGGGTTCAAATCCCATTATGGATTCTTATATTGTGGATGTTAGGTTTTGCAAATCCATATTGGTGTGTTTATCCAGTTTGTTGGATAAATTAATGAGAAGAAGATTTTTATATTTTAAATATGGATTTCCACAATCGAAGAAAGGGTCTATTCTAGACATATACGTATGAAATATTTAACAAGCATTTGGACAGTTATAGCTGTTATTGCATTTGGATTGTTTCTTAAAATATCCAATGTTCCTCAAATTGAACAAATCCAGCTTATGGGATTTGACGCAAAAATTCAATCACTACCCAAACAAAAAGACGAAGATGTAATTCTTTATGAAATTGGAGAAGGTACATTAGAAAAATGGGGTCAATTTCCATTACCTCGTCAATACTATGCCCAAATGATATCTGACTTAATAAATGCAAATGCCGAAATTAAGGCTTTTACGATTATGTTCCCAGAGGCCGACAGGTTTGGAGGAGATCCAGCATTTGAATCGTGGATTAAAGACTCTGGAGTGGTTCTATCACAAAAAGCCGATCCTCGTGGAAGATCAGACGTAGCTCCATATGTTGGAACTGCCATGAAAGGCGAAGGCGATCCTATGCAATTTCTTCAAGAATACGAAAAAATTCTAACAAATGTAGAAATAGTTGAAAGACATGCTTGGGGAGCAGGAATATCTAATGTAGCTCCAGAAGTTGATGGAATAGTACGTAAGTTTCCTTTAGTTGTACAAGTTAATGGTCAAAGATATCCATCATTATCGGTAGAAATTATTAGAGCTGAGAATCAGACAAAGGGTTATACAATTAATACTGATCCAGATCTTGGAATAGTAGATCTTTTTATACCACCAAAATTACATTCAAAAACAAATTCGGATGGAACAGCTTATATTAACTATTCAATAACGCACGATCGTTATGAAGCGGGAGTTGACACTCTTCCAGATCTTCGTGGGAAAACAGTTCTGATTGGTGTTTCGGCTCTTGGGATTGTGCCTGAGATTCTGACTCCGTTAGGGTTAAAGTTTCCCCATGAGATTCAAGCATCGGCTCTATCTTCGATCCTTTCAGAGGATTCAATAATCCGTCCTTATTGGGCTGATTTGGCGGAAATAGGTCTAATTCTAATTGGGTCTCTGTTGATTCTTTCATGTGTTTATTTCTTTCCTGCGATAATCGGATTAGGCGCCTTTGGCGTTGTTGGTGCTGTAAGCTTCTATTTCTCCAGCTATTTTTGGACGAATTCACTATATCTCCTTGATTGGACATTCGCTATAGTATTATATATAATAGTCTTCGCGCATGCAAGTTTTAATAACTTTTGGATCCAATTTAAATTAAGACAACAAATTAAAGGTCAGTTTGGTACATATCTTTCACCTGATATGGTGAATATGTTGATTAAAGATCCAAGTTTAATGAAGCTTGGGGGTGATAGAAAGGAAATGACATTTTTATTCATGGATATATGTGGATTTACCCCAATATCGGAATATTATAAGAATAAAGATGATCCCGAAGGATTAGTAGAATTAGTCAATGAATTCCTCGATGCAATGACAAAAATCATTCTCAAAAATGGAGGAACAATTGACAAATATATGGGTGACTGCATAATGGCATTTTGGAATGCACCATTACCTTGTAAAAATCACGCTGAAATGGCAGTTAAATCAGCAATGGAAATTGAAATAAAAGTAAATGAACTCAAAGAAATCTATAAAGAACGTGGTCTTCCTGATATCAATGTTGGGACTGGCATTAACACCGGGGATTGTATTGTTGGTAACATGGGTAGTGAATCCAGATTTGACTATTCGGTTATTGGAGATGCAGTCAACCTTGCTGCTCGACTCGAGGCAACTGCTGCCCGTCATGAATACATAGATTACAAAACTATCATCTCAAGCTTTACAATGAAACAACTCCCAGAAGGATATTTCTGTGAGAAGATTGGTGATATCAAAGTAAAGGGTAAAGAAGAAACCATCTCTATATTCTCCCCTGGAATATACCGTAAGTAGTATATAACAAAATAATCTAAGAAAAGCATGTACATTCCTGGCCAGTGTGGTATAATAGCCCTATTAAATAATTGAATAAGGCATAATATTATGAATGATGATAACTGGACCATGGAGCTAGACGGCGAAGTCGTTACCTTCCTAACACAGGAAGAGTATGACGCGGAGGTGGAAAAATGATTTTTAAGCATAAACGTTTAGTTAACGGAATAACAATTACCGATAGAGCTACAAAAGAAGTTCTAGAAATTGCTCTTAATTACAAAGAAATGCAACTCGCATTGGATAATTCTAAGACTGTGCTTGATTCATGGGCATTATTACTCGATATGCTTAAAGAAAGGCTAGGTCTAATTATAATGGATAATTATGATTTAGAGACAATTACTGTTGAAGGTAAAACGAGACCATTACATTGATCTTTAGTATAAAAGGTAGACATAAGAACTCAGCTGCGGTTGAGGAATATGTACAAAATCTATG